AGCTTAGTAGCTGAGTCTTACAAAAAGAACTTTGACCAAGATCAGATAATAGAACTACTTGATCAGAGATTCGGAGTTAATATAGTCACTGATTTAGTAGCACAGCCTGATGATAACAACACCGCAGTAATGCAACAAGACGTGTTATATGAGATCAGGAGTATGTTCAAAGAAGAGATGCAGAGTAGAGATGAGGCTATAGCTGAATTGTCGGATAAGGTAGCTGAGTTGGCCAATGGGAGCAAGAGTAGAGATGAGCTTCTAATGACTAATATTAATTTGATAAGGGAGAGACAGAGTCGGCGAGGGTTTTGGAGTAAAGTATTTTTTAAATAGGAAAGAGATCCGCTAGGACCTCAACTTTTAGCTATGACCAATATTCTTCTATCTGGCCATATGCTACTTCCAGCTTTAATTCTAATTGGCTAATAATATTCTTTAGCCTTATGTTTTCAGCATTTGATATTTGCAATGCTTTAAGCCTACTTGCTTGTTCAGTCCGCAGAAATGAGATTGCATCATTAGCTATAGTAATGTTATCATACTCATCCATTTATTCACCCCTCCTTATATATCCTAGCTTCATACCCTAGCCCTGATTCTCTGGCGCATCTAAAACACGTTATATTGTTGTCTAGTGGCACAAAATAAACAATGTGAAGTTTCGGCATTGACATATGGATGTTGGATAAGGAGAAGGGTTCTCCGCATACCTGGCAATGGGTGGAGTAGATGCGCTTTAGGGTTATTGTGTCTGGATCATTGGTTCTGATTCCTCCAATTCTTCCGCATACTTCGCATGGGTGAGATATATGGTGAAGACATCCCGAGTGGTGGCATGGGTCTCCGTCTCTAAGGTTTTTTATGTTCATTTATCCCCCTCCTTAGTTTTTATCGCTATCTCTGCATTGAGACAAACAAACCTGACGTATTCGCTGAACTTCATCTGTAATATTCAACACCATTCAACATTTGTGCCATCAGAAAAAATATTCTTCAAATCTGACATTCTTGTGCAATCACTCCTGCCTGAATAACCAAAACTAATATTTCCATCACATTCTTTAATTAGAGAGTATATTTCCTTGGATTGTTTCCTATCTATCTTGCCATTGCAATCTGCTTGGTATAAGAAGTTTGCCACCTCTTCTGTTACTTCTTTTTGCTCTACAAGTTCGTTTGTAATTGCATTATATTTTTTGAAAAAATTATCTCTATTGTTTCCACATAAAATCATAACGTCTGCCTTATCCAAGCTTGCATAATGTTCACCAAATTTATCGCTCACCTTTTCGGCTACCGCATTTCTAAACCTGTTAAAACCCATATACCCCATGTCACAACTATACCTTTTTGAACTTATCGTTACTCCCATGCTGTTTATCCTCCTTTATTTCACCATCTAATACCCTTCTCAATAGCTCAGACTTTCCTGATAGATCCAACTTTTTAGACTTCTCGATAAGCCATTCATCTTGTTCATCTGTAACATATAAATTGATCTTTTTCACTGTATCACCTCTAGCTGATTGTACACCATATTGCCATACATTTCAAGTAAGACTACTACATATATTTACCAAAACAAGGACTCGCATAATATCGTGAGTCCTTATAGCATATAGCTACGATTCCGCTCCGCAAAAGATTTCTCTTTTTCTAGCTAGTTTATTATACATAAAGTAGGACATAGAAAATAGCCCCTATACCTTGCGAGTATAAGAACTTGTGAGTATTAATGGCGCAATGTGTTTCCACACGGCCTCTCTTCAATATTTGTTGTGTAGGTATGGATTTGCACCATACATAACCATCGTCTCAGGGGAGGACTCCCACCTTACAACTATTACGCATGTCTGCGAGTTGTGCTATTCTTCCCTTAGCGTCTACTGCGTCCTATTCCGCCACCACACATTTATATTATACCATACCTTTAAATTAAAAAAAAGCCCCACCAATTAAGGCAGGGCAACAGTTTCCATTTTGGAAAGAGTTCAACTATTAGGAGATTCCGAATAGTTGAACCTTATTTCCCAAGTGGGAAAAATGGTCTAGAATCCTGTTTTATTCGTAGGATCATTCAACAGACCCACGATAATACCCAACTGTAAAACTCCTGCAACCACATCACCGAGCATTCCAGTATCAATGCCAAACTTAGCCCATACGCCTGTGAGTTGTCCGAGTGAGATTACTTGAGCGACTAACGCTCCTAAGAAAACTGGGGATTTCCATCTTGATTGTGTCATTATTAATCAATCCCTTCTTAATTTTAATGGAAATTGCTCGGCATAAAAACCGAGTGAGTTAATGCTTTTTATGGCTTCTGCAACTTTTGATTTAGCAACCCATACTACGAGATTAACATCAGGGTCTAATATAGGTGTAGAAGTTACAGGAGGATCTATGACAGGTCCCTTTTTAATATTGGCTATCTCTGTATCAATGGCAGAAAGTAGTTGCTCCCACGTCTTGCCGTTGCTCTGTAGATAAGCGATAGGGTCTTGATGATCTGTCTCTTTGTACATTGCCGATATGCCACGGTGAGAGTATACATTTGGTCCAGTTGCCCACCTACGCAGTACACATGCTTCAGCGACCAAGCTAACCGTTCTCAGCCATACTTGTGTAAAGTCTTCGCCCTCACACATCTCAAGCTGTAGGAATTTATGGTTGCCGGTTGAGCCACAACCCCAGGCTACTTCATTTTCAGGAACACAGCGAATGATTGTAGTCGCTCCTACAAAGTAGTGAACTGAGGCATTGAGGTTGTTAGTATTGAAGTAGTCACGCTCTTTTTGTGCAGAGTCATTTTTATTAGCTGTAGAGTGGATAACATAGCCGATGGGGGATAGTGGTTGATATGAGCGATTTCTTCTGAGTAGTTGCTCTGATATTGGGTATGGCATTGCTAGTGCCTCCTTATTTTTTAATCTTTAGGTCTTCAACATCTCTTTGCAAGTAGCCCATACTTCTATCTATTGCATTGAGCGTCTTGCTTAATTCTGATAGGCTTTCAGAAAATTTGCTCATATTTTCATCAGATTTTACGATATGATCCATGAGTTTACTTTCTCTGCTCTGAGCCTTTTCTCTTTCAAGCTCGCTATATTTAGCATGGAGGATTTCTCTCTCTTGGGATTTGTCTCTTTCTACTTTGCGTTCTTTTCTATCAGAATAGACGAGGTAAATAACTAAGGTAGGCACTAAGCCGAACTGAACCATGAACTGCGCTATGACATCAGGAGTCATTGTGTATCCACCTTCCCTATCAATCCATAAATTGTCTTTGGGCCTATTCCCTTTACTCCAGAAAGGGCATGTACGTCTTTGAATGGACGTTCCTTGATGATTCTACCTGCTAAGACTTTTCCAATGCCAGGCAGTGATTCTAGAGCCTGTAGTGATGCTTTATTGATGTTAATAAGGGAGTCTCTTTCCAAGTAGGTAGATGATTGAGATGAGTTCATGTTCACTATTACATTTGTTGTAGCTTTGTTGCCTTGTACGAACATGAATAGGGATGTGACTATGGCTAGGGTTATTGCTGTGACGATTATGTTCTTTCTAATACTGCATCCCTCCTAAGAGTCATAGGAAAAGACACCTGCTTTCTGGCTTTTCGTGCCTTTCGCTGGAACGCATAAAAATAACCGCCACAAGGACAGTCAAAAGATGTATAATGATGGTAAAAAATCGGGAAGGGTGAGAGAGTGAAAAATTGGAAAGTACCTGCGGTAATTTTACCTTTGTTGTATTTTGGTTGGAGTTTGGCGTGGGATATTATTTATAAAAGTGTGAATCCTAACCTTTTTGATGGTTTGGTTATTTTGTGGCTTGTGGTTTTAGTAGCGACCTTTATTTGGTTTCTGATCATCTTACCTTGGAAGAGAATAAAGATTAAGTTTATAAGTTATGGGTTAATAAGAAATTGGAAAGTACCGGGGATAATTTTAGTTCTACTCATTGTGGCTATGGTATTTCGATGGAGTATCGTATCATCACAAACTATATCTAGCGCAACATTAAAGTATAGGCAAGATAACTGGAATGGTGCAGTCTACCAGCGATATTACCCCTCAAATGGCTACTATGGCGAAAGGTTAGTTAAACCACCGTCAGATATCATGTGGTTTAAAAGCCAAAGTTTAACTGCTACATGGGGGATAATGGCGGCAGGATCAACCTTGTGGCTACTTATTGCGGTTAGTAAAACTAAAAAGAAGGATGTTGGAATAGAGAAATAAGAATATTCTGTAGGAGGGATGTAATGAATAGAAAACACGCAAGTGAAACAACAGGAACGAGCATATTCATATTAGCCATGGTATTTGGAGGTATATTCGGGGGTGATATATTCGAGTTGTCGTGTACAATAGCCATAACCGCGTTATTTTTATTCTTCGCCATTGTACCAGGTGATGGTAAACCTAAGAAGTTTGAAGAGAGGGATTAAACCCTCTCTATTTTAATTTAAACTTACTATTAGCTTCTTTGGCCATCTCTAACATGCGGATTTGTAATACTCTTATCTTTGCATCTTTTTCCTCATTAGTGAGGGTTCCTGCTTGGATCTTATCAACTTCCTTGCGCAATTTGCCCATATAGGTATTGGTTTTGTTAAACATAGATTTGTAATATTGCCCTTTTTCTAATGAACTATCTCCTGTTGCCTTGGCATCTGCTGAGCTAGTGCTAATTTTGTCCAATGTTTTGTAGAAATCTCTCTGAATATCGTTACTGAAGACTGGATCTGCTGTTACCTGTTTATTTAATGTTTTGCCTACGCTACCATTCTTTGTAGTTGCTGGAATACCTAATTGAGCTACGCCACCTAAATAACTACGCGCTAAATAGTCAATCTGCTGTGGCGATTGGTTTAACTTTTTACCTAGGAATTTAGCTGGTTCACTTGTTCTTTCATCAAACTGCAACGGAGGGGATAATCTTGATACTGCCCCGGTCACTATAGGCGCACCAATGAAGTTTTCGTTTGCTCTCACATCACTCAATGGAGCGAGAATTGATCTCGTTAGTGGAGGGGTAAAGTTAGTCTTTACTGTTTCCATGAACCGATTAAAAGCATCTGAATCATGGTCCTCGAATTGTCTTAATGCGCGTTCTACAGAACTTCCGAACATTACGCCTACTTCTCTAGGTTTAGGGATCTTGATGAATGTGCCATCGGATTTAGGAAATAAGAAGTAATTGTCTTTGTTGTAATCACTAAGTTGTTGATAAGCAGGATTATTATGGTTTAATTGGTACAAAACAATAGTCGGGAACGTAACTGCTGCCATTGCTTTAATGGGAGCTTGTACAGGGTTATTTTTGAATGTTCTCACTAGCTTATCTATCCCCTGCCATGCCGCATTAAGGTAGGGAAATACCGCATCAGCATCTTTTATGATGTTACCCGACCTGCTAAAGTTTGTTGTTACATCGTTCGCCTCATATAATCCTTTTATCTTGGCATCGTAATCCCCAGCCTTTGATACTCTCTTAAATTCTCCAAGCCTAGGAGCCGATTCAACGACATTATTAAATCGCTCTAGAGTACCCATCCCTGTTGAAAGAATCTTCTTAGTTGACTTGAGGGGATGGGTTACGAGTTCTTTTGTTGTTTGTAGTGGTCGTTTTACATTTAATGTGCTAGGAAGTAATCTCGCTTTGCTTTCGGCTAAAGTGTTTCTGCTTGCTGATACAGAACTAGAAGCATAGCCTCCACCCATAGCCTTGTATGATTTGTAAACTTCCTTATTGCCCATAATGTCGATGATTGAACCAAGTAAGTCCTTGCCGAACACTAGAGGGTTATTCGTGCTTTTGGAGTTAATAAAGGCTGTCGGAATATCGCGCCATATGTTACGAGCTAGACCGAATACAGGGTTAATACCTGTCGTGAGGTTCTTCATTACCCTTGTCACACTTCCGAGAGCTGCGATAACATTCTTCTGAGCTTGTGGCTTTAAGTTTGTGAGAGCATCAAGTAATAAGGGATCATTAACTCTCACGTGAACTTTTTCTCCACCAACTAGACCAGTTACTATATTACCCATATCAAGGCTTTGTTTCTTTGCACTGAATATATCATCAAACTGTTTATTAAATGCTTCAACTACTCCGTCCATCCCATCGGCTTCTAGTATCTTATTTATTTCGCCCATTAAACCCTCTTTGAGTTGACTATCCGAGGGTATAATTTCGGCCCATCCCTTAAACTCTTCTGGATTCTTTTCTAAGTTTCTGATAAGTGATTGCATGACTTCATTTCGTCTTGCCACTTTAACGTACTGCTCTGTGTGTTCCATGATTGTCTCTAGTGGACTTATGACTTTTCTCTGTGAGGTTGTTCGTGCTTTAACTGGATTTGATTGTCCGGCGAAACCTCTTTTAGTAGGCACACCAAACCCAGGCTTTTCTAATTCGCTAAAGAAACGATTATTAGGTACATAATGAGGGTTGTCAATAACCCATTTTCCGTATGCTTCGGGGGAAACTATGCCTGTATCTACTAACCATGACTTTGTTAATTTGTTCTGAAACTCATAGAGTTTTGTAGAAAGTTCCTTAAATTCAGGGTGTAACGCTTCAATTTCCTTCACTTTTGCTTCTGACATTTCGGGAGTCATTGCCATTTCATCTGGATATACTTTCTCTCCTGCCCTCATGCGAGTTATAGCGTGTTTATTGACTAGATAATCATCAAATGACTGCATATCTTTAGCACTTTTTAGTTGTTTTGTGATTGTTTTGAGTGAATCACCAATCTTTACGCCTTGAGGATTAACGAGTGCTTCTTCTAATATTGTGCTGCTGGTCATTCCTGTCCCTCTGCTATTTAAACCCAACATGTACGTTTTATCTTTCGGGGATAGTTTTGTGCCTGTAGATTTCTCCACATACTGATCTAATTGATTTAATCTATGAAGATTATCGGTTGTCTTTATATATGCGTTAGTTTTTAGCGTTTCAAGGTTTGTTGGCTGTCGCTCTGTCTTTGATACGATATGACTAGCTGTATTAGGAAGATCGGGAATAGCATCATTGAATCGTTGTAACCTCATGGGCATACTTGGCACTATTTGACTATGCCCTAAGTTATTCGCTGTTACTGCTGGCCTTAATGGAGTTTGCACTCTACCAGGTAACTTTCCTAGATCACCCTCATTAATTGAGCGAATAGGCAATGGTCCTGCTTGGCCTAAGTTATCTTTGTTTGTCCATTGTAGAGGTTTTGGCTTTTCGGGCAGGGTTCTTGGCTGTAGTGGTGGTTCTATGGTTATAGGTTTTATTTCTCTTGGTTTGAGCGTAATAGACTTTGTTTTCGATGTTTGTGGCAATAGCAGTTTATTATTTAACGGTATATCAAGTTGTACGACTTCCATCATATTTTTAAGAACTATAGAATCATGCCCTAATGATCTAGCCTTTTTAGCAATATATCGTTCAACAACAGCGTTTCCAAAGTCAATATCTTTTGCCTTTAATAAAGTAGTTGCCGTTGCATCACCTTGTGCCGCCCACTCTTCTAGCAATGTTCTCTTAGACAAAGAAACGAGTGGATTATTAGATACCACATTGCTTGTCACGACATTACTAGCCTTGCCACCGATGCCGCCTGAGTTGGCGTAAATATCCGCGTATTCTTTATCTTGGGTATAAAATGTACCCCTTGCCGGATCTCTTCTGCCCTTTGCTTCTCCACGATGTAAGATAGCCTTAAACGGCTTACCTGTTTCCGCATTTGGTATTGGGTTTGGATCATTAACACTATTCTTATCACTAGTATTCTTCGACGGAAGTGTTTTCTTTACGCTAGATTGACCTTTTAGATTATCCAATGTATTACTTAATGCTTGATATTCCGGATCTTTGTACGCCATCCTATAGGCTTCTGTGACATAATCTTTCTTCTTATATGCTGAATCACTTATGGCGAATAGTAATTCGTTGGAAGTCATACCTAATTCATCTGCTACCTCGTCAAGTGGTCTGCCATTGTCCTTTTTAATCCATGCTGGAATTACTTGTTGTTCCTCAAATAGATCACCCTTCGAAGGAGATATACCGCCCATATCCTTAACTTGTTGTCTTATGGTTAATATCTTAGTTTGTCCATCTGCTTGTTTAATACTTGCGGCCATATCGTTGACTTGTTTATCCATTTTAGCTGTTATTTCTGCTATGCTACCCTCTAAGTCTTTATTTACCTTGAATATCTTTAGTGGTCCACCAAACGCGTTCTGAGCATCTAATTTCCTTTGCTGTAGTAATTCACCACCCAAAGGCTTTTGAACGCCCGTAGCCCCATCTATGCCCTGCTGTAGTGTCTTAGTGCTGGCTGATTGCATGAGGTTAGGAGTATTCTCAAAGGTCTTGTTGAGTTGTTGTTGTTTTGCGCTTCTAAGTGATACAGGGTTCTTATATTGAGTTTGTATGTCCTTGAGATAGTTTTGCGTTGGATCAGGGAGTTTTGTTGCAGCATTAAAACGCTTGAAGTCTATCCCTGTTTTTACACCCTTACCGAGAAGTTGACCACCTCCATGTAATACAGATCCACCCAATGCCATTAATGGAGCCTCTTTGAGTCTATTTGTGAATCCCTCTGCTCCATCTCTATTCATTGCTGTTTCAGCTAAGTTGATAGGTCCACCATATGTCGTGCCTGCTCTAACGCCTGTTCCCAATGCTGGTGTAATGGCTTTAGGGAGCATATTAACTCCCTTTGCCACAGGCGCATATTTAGCAAGCGCGGAGAGAGTTTTCGAAATTAAAGCATCTCCCCCTAACCATAGCGGAAGATCTGCTCCTAGATTCCCTATCATTCCTACCGCTTTCTCTCCGAAGGTATTGGATTCTGGCAATGTTGATAGATCAATCTTTCTGCCTGATAACTTCTCTACTAATGGTGTTACTGCTCTGCCTACAAGAGACCCAAGTGTACCCCTTATCCACGCTGACTTATAATCAGGTTTTTCTTGTATCTTTGGCATAGTGTGAGCAGGGCGCATGTTAAACTTCATAGGCGCAGGAGCAGTAGGGGGAGTTAATTTTGGCAATGAGTTAATTCTCGGACCTGGTAAAGTTTGAAAAAGAGGAGGAGGGATTCTAAACCTCTGATTATCTTCTTCTTTTTTTGGGTTAGATAAATCAAACATTTTTTCCCCTCCTTAGTTGCCCCACATTTTATTCAATGAGTTCCATGCCGAAGCTGCCTTACTCTCTTGGAGTGCTGGGTTCTCGCGTGGCGTTGCTTGTGTGTCAAAAGTAGCAGGGTACTCACCCCAACTTTTAGCTATGGCATCTACGTGAGATATTAACGTATTTATATTGATGCCCATGCTTGCATATTCCGAACTATGAGAGAGGATTCCCTGCTTAACTGTATTAGGAGAGGACCCACTATCTAGAGCTTTTTGAATGTCGGAGTATGCCTCTGATGTGTTACCTGCTTTTAATTCTGCTGCTGTTGGTGCTTTAACTATTGGTGTTCCGCCC